TCAACGATATTTCCGTTTTTGTCCCGAGCCAGATACAGCCGTTCATAGATTTTTCGCGCGTTTTCTGAATATTTCTCCTCTAGTTGCATTCATCTCCTCCTTATGTTTTAGAAATTTCCTGTAGAACCAAATCCGCCTTCCCCACGTTCGGTTCCCGGATCGACTTTGTCAACGGTACGCAGAATCATACCGGGCAAGGGAATCACCAACGCTTGTACGATTCGTTGCCCCTCGGTAATTACTGTGTCGGAATGATCAAATTTTATCAGTGGAATTATGATTTCACCGCGATAATTAGGGTCAATCACTCCGATATTGTTAGCCATAGTCACACCTAGTTTATGCAGCCCGCTTCTAGGCATGATTAACATAACGGTTCCCTCCGGAATATGTACCTTTATTCCAGTATGGGCTTTTTGAACTGGTCCGTGGTTTAGTCCATTGGGACCTGTGCTGAATTCTAGCGTTTGAGTGGTCCGTAGGTCAAAACAGGCGTCTCCGTCATGTTGAAATTCCAGCTCTGGTAAATTCAGTTCTTTATATCTATCAAGATATTCAATGTCCATTATGATTGTCATATGTCCTCTTTATCTTTTTACGTGAATGAACAATATATCAATTAACCAATATCCTCGATCATACTCAATATGAAGGAAAGAACGATCATGTCCTCCTGTGTCAATATTGATAAAACTAAAATGAGTACCCACTTTGGGCATACGATTGAATTCTAATAGTGAAAAGAAAAGCATAGCAACTCCTATTTGTTCAACCGTGACCGTAGATAATCATAGTGCATGGAATACGCGTGAAGATCCTTACATGAAAAGGATAGAGGACCGGGGTTTACTCCAATATGTTCCGCGACGTATTGGTTCAGTAAAGCAAATCCGCCCATATTTGTTGGAAATCCACCTACCAGATCCCAGCTTCGATATATGACATGAGTAAGCAAGTGATTTTCCACAACCCGGAAATCAAGTCCCCGGAGACAAGGAGACGTCCTGCGCTCTGTTTCGTTGTTATACGGTATGTCATAAGCAAAATTGCTTTCCGGATATCCCACTGTTAAATAACAGTGAGCATTTCCCAATCCCTTTCTTTGGAAGTGATCTATTATCCATTCGATTTGGTTAGGTACATAAACTTTTAAACTAGAACCTCGCACATCAGTGGTTATATACTGACTTGACTCTAGAGGCGGTCTGTGTTCACAAATAAAATGAGGAATCTCATACCATCCACCCACTACCCACGTCGCATATCTGTAATCCTCGTTTGGTTCCAAGTCACTATTCATTATATAATTGGCAAAATATTGGTCAATTTCCTCATCTGTGGTGGGAGGAGGCAAGGTGCAGCTTTCAGGTACTCGGGGAGCCATGGGTCTGTTGTGTGGATGGTTGATAAATCCGCTAACGAAATCGAATGTGAGGCGATTTTGCCCGGCGTATGATCCAGCGGAAATTTCGTATTCCCGTCCAAATCGGAATAAATAATCCAAAAGCAAAAACCACGCATCGTCTAAATCCCGCGCGTGTATGGTAATCGGTCTCCAATCAATCATGGTTAGTCCTCCTCTATTCTTTTGAAATTTCGTCCTCTGGAAATCCAAGGATCGTCCTTATTGTGCTTGTATAAGAAATAAAACGAAATAACTTGTTCCGATGGACAATCATCATCCGGTTTGAATATATTTACTATAACTCTGTCTCCGTTTTGAACGTTTCCCGGTATTCTAATTCCTTCGTTGAAGTGTACCGCTTCTGCGTCTGCGACTTCTATCACTTCACCGGGTTGAAATTTGCCTTCACTTTGAAATCCATATTGATTAACTGGTAATTCCTTTTGCAGCTCCCTGTTCTTTTCTACCAATTCTGTATTGCGCGCTTGCAGTTCCCGGTTTTGTTTTTCTAATTCGTCCTTTTCCTCGATCAATTTCTGTACCCCTTTTTGCCATACCTTTTCGTTGAAATTCATTTTATCCTCCTTTATTTTCAAATAATTTTATCCTTTCCTGCATCCAAGGTTGAATAGGGAAACGATCGCCGAGTCTGGTGTTGTCTGTAATATAGCAAAATCGTATATGGTCCGGTGTTATTTCAGGCCAATCAATTTGTATATTGTAAAATGCTTCGTCGTCGTCCTTTGCTTTTACTAAGGCGCATATGGTAAAACAATCATTTCCCGCGCTCCCTGTATTCCAATATCCGAGTACGCTTTCATTGGGCAGGTAATTGAGCGGTCTAGGATCTGGTCCGGATTGATACCAAGAAATCCAGTATAATGTCATAATTTACTCCTTTACCTCTTTTTCATTTCCTTTTTTAATTTATCCCGCAAATTCTTATTCTCCTGCAACAAACTGAAAAATCTTTCCGCGTCCATAATTGCTATGGAATATGGTTTCATATTATTTTTGCGGATAAACAATAGCCAATCCTGCCCTTCTGGGCAGTTCTGTTTGGCTTGTTTTATCCACGCCGGAATAGCCCAGGTTTCCTGCCATTTACATTCTACTGCAAAAGGAAATAAGGATTGTACCTGAGATTCCATTCTTACATCACAACCGGATTGCCCCATTGGGCGGGATTCGATTGGCTTATCCTCACCTGATCTACCCCATTCGTACCCGGTCAAATCGGATATTTTTTGGCATATCCATTGTTGGAGTTTGCGCCCCTTACCCTTGGCGCTGCTAGGTTTGATCTTTTTAGACTTGGTTTCCACGGGTTGGGAGGGTGAACTAGGCGGTTTATTTCTTTTCATTAATCTACTCCTAAATACGTTTGTAAGTCGTCTAGCCAAGCTGGATTATTTAGCCATTTATTGAAACCATATTGCTTACATATAGTTTTAAATTCCTCAATATCAAATTGATTCGTTACTAGCTCAATTTCAGGTGTTCCCGGCAAGGGTAAACGCACGAGCCAGCCATTCCTTTTGATTATCTCCTGATTATCCTTAATTTTTTGATAGGTTTTAGAATTTTGTTTGATTTGATATTTAAGATATTTTATTGCGGTTGATTCACCTACTCCCGGCACTCCCGGAACATTATCTGATTTACAACCAGCAATTTTCTTAACTTTAACCCAATCCCAAGGGACAATTCCATATTGTTCTATAAACTGCTTATTGGTATACAATCCTTTTATTGGGTTATATATTCGGACGTTATTAGTTAGTAATTGCAAAAGATCATCATCCCCGGTAATAATGTCTATTGTTTCATCTGTATAAACTTGACAAATTCGGGCAATTATATCGTCTGCCTCGTATCCCTCTACTACAAAATTATTATAAAATCCAAGTTGAGGTAGAATTTCATCACGGAGTTGATTTACTTGTTGAAATATTTTATCCATTTCTTCAGGATCATTATTCTGCTTGCGTTTATCTTTATAAAAAGGATATTTTTGTTTTCTAATGGAATGGCGACTATCCCAAGTGAATACGAATATAGGTTCAGTTGAGTCTGTTTTGGGTTTATTTTGATAAGCAGAGCGGGCAATAGTGAATAATTGATTAAAGAATCCATAAATTACACCTGTTGGAATACCATTATATTCCAACATCCCGACGGTATGGGCAGATTTAAAAGCAATATTATTGCAATCTATTACCACAATCATATATTATCTCTTTTTAGACTTGCGCCGGGATTTAAATTTATTCTCAATATCTTCCCATGTATCAATCACAGTTTCCCTTAATTCTTCTTCAAGTTCTTCTTGCTCAACAGTTTGTATTGCTTTCTCTAATCCTTGGCCAACATTTTTCTCTCCATCAACAGTATAAACGCTGGTTCCTAATCTGGATTTCAACCATTGCAAATTCGCACGCACATCATCAATTCCATAATCCCAAATTAGATATATTTGTGCAGTCCTAGCACTTTTCCATACGGACGATTTATACACCTGTACTTGAGAAACAACCCCAACTTGTTCTTCAATTTCTTTATTTTTGTAATTAATCGTTTTCATGATTTTATGCCCTGAAGATGGTTTGGATAATTTTAACCGTAAAGAGGCATAAAAATTAAACGCCTCTCCTCCCGGCGTAGAATATTTTTCACCCATTCCATCCACATTCTGCCGCACTTGATTGGTCGCACATATAAGCCAATTATTTTGCTCAATGTATCGGCAAGTTTTCCGCAATTCTTGGGAAAATAGCTTGGCTCTGCGCTGATACTCATCTTTTTTATCTTGCTGTTCCAAGTCGGATATCAGCGCCGCTGATGAGTCTACAAATTGCCCGTGGATTTTATCTTGGGGAGTGGGATTCCATTGGCGCATAGGCTTAAATATATCTACCGGAGTTTCTGGCTTTCCGACATCTTCTTCATCTAGCTCAACCCCAAATAATTGAGCGAATTCTGTGCTTAAACGACTTTCAGGATCTTTGAATTTTATTTCTCCTCCTTGGCGTTGAACCCCTCCAGCGATCTCGCAAAGCAGGGACGTTTTGCCAAGGGAGGATTGTCCAAAAATTTCCATAACGATACCACCTGGGATACCTCCGCCCCGGCTCCTTCCTCCTGATATTGCTAAATCAAGCAAGGTTGATCCTGTGGAAACTCTTTGTTCAGTATTACCATCATATGTTTTTGATTGTTCTTGAGAATTTTTAGCAGCATCCTTGACTTGTTTTGACATTTTTGATCTTTGCATTACCATTCCCCTACTTTTCGTTTTTTGTTTACTCGAGTTAATAGGTCAGTAATCGTTTCCTTGGAGATTTTACGCTTTTCAAGCCTTTTACGGATTTCATTCCGGTAAGTGTTAAAATGCAGTGCGGGATCTTCCTTTTTACGCCTAACCCACTCTTGATATGCTCTATCAGCTAAAACTTCAGTGATGGTATCTTCGTTATCATGAATACTATGCCAATATTCAATCATTTGTTCTAATAAATTTTGGGTTGTCACTCCTTGATATACGGCTAATAATCTAATATATTCAGCAAGATGCCGGGGGACGTATCCCCCGACAAGTTTGCCAAATTTATAGTTAGAGCCCTCTTGTTCTACGGCAAAAGGATCATTTGGCATTAGTCATCTTCCTCCATTTCTTCTTTTTTATCAATACATGATTCCCACTTTTCACAATCATCACATTCGCTATATTCTTCACAATCAGTACCAAACGTGTAACCGTGAGGGCAATCGTTCTCCTTGTTTTTCTTATCTTCTTCAGGCTCTTCCTCGCCCTCAGCCTCTTGTTCCTGCTCCAATCCAAGACCTTCAGCGATTTCATCAATCAATTTATTCGATTTTTTGCCCTTGGTTTTGATGTCAAGTTCCTCTGCAGCCTCTTTGAGATCATCTTTGTCCAGTTTCTCTAGATCTTGATAATTTTCGATATTGGTAAGAACAGACTCCTCTGGTTCCGGCTCTTCCTCGCCCTCAGCCTCTTGTTCCTGTTCCTGTTCCTGCTCGTCCTCTGATTCTTCGCCCTCTGATTCCTCATTCACATCTTCCTCTGGTTCCGGCTCATCGTCCAGTTCAAAGAACATTTTCTCCAGTTGTTTGTAGCTGTGGATTTTTAGCAGTTTATCCAAATCAGGGACATCTTCCAGATATTTGTCAGAGTAGCTTTCGTTCCGCTCAATGAAATCAATTCGAGACGTATCTGCATAGGTATTTTTGCCGAATTTTTCCTCGGAGAATCTAATTTTTAGAGTTAATCCGTCTTCGGGATCGGGGAACGCCTCCCTTTCTTCATCTTCCTTGACCTCCTCGTCTAACTTGTCTTGGAAAAGGAATTGGCTCATGTTCCAAATATGGATTTCGTCTTCGTATTTCTTGTGTTTCAATGGGCGTACGGCGTACAGATTACGCAGAGAGGGACGCAATGCCTTTATTTCATCATCTTGATAATCCGCACCTTCCTTCAATCTCTTTGCTCGGTATTCGCATATCGGGCATTTTTTACCGATTGTTGTCGGGCATACGCCATCGTCATTGTTTACCCCAATGCACCTGCGGTGAACCTTAAATGGTTTCTTGTACCAAGGTTCGCCAACTTGTGCTCTCCCATCCTCATCATCCCTGTCCATGTGGTTCGGATCGCTTACAATATAAGGCAAAACATCGATTTGAATACGTTCGCCAGGAGGTTCCTTGAATATTTGTACGCCTTTGGGCAGATTCAAATAACCAAACGTACCGCCCTGCATCTGGCGCTTTTGACTATCTTTGGATACCTGCCCTTTAAACTTGCCTTTGAATTTACTCTGACTTTTATTCTTTGTCATTATTGACCTCCTCTTTATTTTTATTGATTTCTAAAATTGCCCGCAACTTGCCCAACATTATCATCTTGGATAATTGATATACCCAAAATGGCAATAACAGGACAATCACTACAACTAGGATCATCCACCAATCTACCATGATTACTCCTTTTTCTTATTTCTCTTTAACTTAACGTTTTTGTTTGCTTCTTTGCGTCTCTTTTCCTTTTCCTCGCTCAAGTCGCGAGATTCCGCCGGACCAGCAAAGTATTGCTGACCGTGTAGTATTACGAGATTTTCCAATGCCTTTTTCCGAGTCCAAGCGATTTGTTGATAGGCCCGCTCTGCGAATTCCGCCTCTTCCTTGGCTTCGTTTAATTGCTCCACAATTTCTTGGTAGTCCGGATGAGTCCTGTAATAAGCCTCAATGTCTGCTGCGTTAGGCTTATCTTTGTTCAAAAGCTCTTTTGGATTCTCATTGACTTTGAGAATCAACTCGCTTCGCTTATTTTTCTTATTCTCCTCCAATCGCCTTTCCTCATGGCGACATTCCTTGAGATATCGAGCGTATTTGAATGCGAGCTTAGATTGCTCCAGCCATTCAACGTCCAACGCCTGTTCGTCTATTTCCAAATCCTTTTCAAAATTAAGTTCATCATTCATTTTTAATCCTCCCTTTTATTATATTATACAACCACTAACCTAAAATCATTAAAGTAAAATTTTATTCCCCCTTAATTACTGAATAGCAGGCATAAACAAGACCCGGGAATCCGGAATTGTAAAATGGCTCAATGAATTCCTCCATAACAGCGGCGGCACCATCGTTCTCCTCTTTGAGCAATATTGATTGACAGTACCCTAACACCGCCCTCCTGATGCCTTCAGGATCTTGATCTTTCAGCCCTGACAGTATTTTTGATACCTTTTTCCAGCCTGCTCCTTGAACCAAAGCCCGGCACAATTCAATAGATTGGGATTCCAGTTCTGCGGATTGTTTCGCCATATCAAGCCTTTTATTCCCTTCAACTGAAAGCGTTTGATTGAGTATCTGTAAGGCGGTCCGGGGCAACCCTTGGCTATCTTGGATAATCTGATCATACACCTGTTTATCAAGTTGTTCGTCCTCGTTTTTTACTACTTTTCGGAGAAGTTTTTTCATTTCCTTTTCGCCAAGCAACGAAACCTGATATTGGGCACATCTGCCCCGGACAGTAGTTATCAATTTTTGGGGATCGGTAGTGCATAAGATAAAGTAAACATGACTTGGGGTATCCTCTAACGCCTTTAATAATGCATTCTGGGCGTCATTTGATAGTTTGTGGCATTCGTCCAATAACCAAACCCGGCAAGAACCCCGCAAGGGTTTGAACTGGCTTTGTTTGCGCATTTCCCTGATTGTGTCAATACCCCTAAAATCAGCCGAATCAACCTCCCTGTAATCATCTTCAGCACAGCCCAATTCGTTGGCAACAATACGTCCCAGTGTAGTTTTTCCACATCCGGTTGGACCATGGAAAAGGTATGAGTGCGGGTGGTCTTCTCGCCCCAAGACCTCCTGTAATGATTCTACAGTTTGTTTGTTCCCATATACTTGGTCAAAGGTAGTGGGGCGGTATTTTAAATGTAAAGATGGCATTTTATCCTCCTATGCGACTTTTGGTAGTTCGTAAGATTCTTTCATAGCCCAAGAATGATCAACAGGACAGGCATCTGCCTCTACTTCCAATGGAATCTGTATCCAAGGCCAAGCGTTGGGCAAATCAACTGTCGCAACTTTATTGATGGTCCATGCGACGTGCTCCAATTCGTCTGGATGGACGTCAAGAATCATTGAATCGTAAATTTGGTTCACTAGCCTGCTATCCCAACCCTCCTCTTGAGCGATCCTGTCGACTTCAATAAAACACCAGAGCAAACAGTGGAAAGCCGCCCCTTGCACTGGATAGTTAATAACTTCGTTTTTGCGCATCACGCCCTTACAACGAAATCCTGTAAACATATCAAAATAACCATTCTCACGATATTTCTCTAACCAATTTTCACGCCAGTTCCCATACTCGGCAAATCGTCTATTCCAGAAATCCTCCTCAATTTTTTTCATATGTTCAACAAAATCATCAAACGATTTAATTCCATTCCTAATAAAATGATCAGACAGATAGCAATCCGGCATTGGGATGCCTTGCCCCTTCTTCCACTTACCTTTGGGCAATTTACCCCATTCACAAGCTAATGAAATGGCATTATTTCCATGGTAGTCTCCGTAGAATTGTGGGAATACAAAACCATTTTTGGTAGCGTCGCGCAGGGTTTTAAGCGTCGCAACTTTTTTCAATCCGCCTGCATTTTGTATCCGTTCAAAATATCCATCCAAGATAAATATCTGCTTAGCCATATCTCCGTGCATATCCGCTTCATCACTTGTTAAATATTCATACATATTAGGATCTTTGTGATAACAGTATGCAATCATAACTTCTAGCGCTCCAAAGTCTACTTCAAACAACTGATGCCCAGGTCTGGGAAATAATGCTTGCCTACAGGCTTTATGCATCCAAGCATCACGTTTAGGAATATTGGCGAGATTGGGATTATTTGTGGATGGACGGAATGTTTGAGTAGTATGTAGATTTATTATTGGATGAATATAACCCCCCACCTGCTCCCTTTTGAAATTCTCCAAATAGGTGTCCCGCGTTTTGCGAATCTTGCGCAAGTCCAATAATCTCTGTAATCCGTCAACATCTAATTGCCGTAATGCTTCTTCATCTACCGAGCCCTTGCCGGATGAAGTCCGTTTTGGAGGTTCTGCTTGTAGTACATTATACAGCATGTCACCTAATTGATAATCACTGTTATAATTGGTCTTTTCTTTGTACTTCCTTTTCCATTTGTGGGCTAATTCAGTGGTCTTAAATAATCGCAACAATCTATCCTCTTTGCGAGTTAGATGATTTTGTTTACGTTCGCAATAATTCGTATCTATGCGAATACCAGCCTTTTCCGCCCTCTGGAAAGCGAGGATTCCGTTGTGCATTAAATTGTAGGCATCTTGAGTAGTCAGCGAAACATTCACCATCTATACCTCTCCTTGTCGATTTTGTAGTTCTATAAGTGAATCAAAGCCCAGTTCGTTCATTTGGTCAAGTGCAAGCCTATACTCAAGTAACGAATCAATCCCGCAGTAAATTAACAATTCATCCTCTCCATACCGCTCGATAAAATCCCATATTTTATTATGAGAATTGGCATCCTTGGAATCCTTACCTTGTAAAAATGGATCAATATGGCTAGAATAATCAGCCAATCCGTACCGTACATAAGACTGGAATTTTAATCCGGAGATTTTACGCCTATTATCCAATAAATGTGCGGCCTGCATACTGTCCCAAACCCAGTTGTTTACCGTATGCCTTGCCCTTGTTTCTGTCCAATGATGTTCAAATTTCATATTGTGGGCAGTCTTTCCGATATGGGTACTTTCCATTAGATTTTGGAACTGTCTCAGATCGCGCTTTTTAGTGGGGAACATGAACGCATAGGTATTCTCCGCCGTTGCAATAGAGGCGCAGACTATACGATGCCCTTTTGCATGGGGCTTGATTCCGGTTGTTTCATAGTCGAAGGTAATTAGATGTCCTTCCCAGCCAAGTCGTATTTTCTCTAGTACCGTATCGAGATCGTCTTGGTATCGTAAGATTTTGATCTGCTTGCGTTCGTCCTCATATTTTGGTATAGGTTCATCGACTAGCTCGCTCATTCGCTCAATGTCTTGTTTCCAGATAGTTTCAACTTGAGGCATATCCTTATTGCGCTCGACATAACTAGGGTGGAATATTGGGCAAATCCACGCTCCGAATTCTCGGTCAGGTATCGCCCAACCTCTCCATCTAGTGATTCCATCTAAATCACTTTTCCATTTATACCCAATGATAGATTTAATTGCGGCATTTCCAAGCAGTACGATTACATTAGGCTGATATTGCTCAATGGTTTTAAGTTTGCGTGTTCTGCAAGCCGTTACTTCATAGTCAGAAGGCTCCCTATTTTTTGGCGTTCGGCAATCAACCGCATTCATATTTAAGCAATCCTCAAATAAGTCTATATTTCCGGCGTGCCTGTATGTTTTTTTAAGCCTGCGCCCAACCTTCCCTTGCCATTGCTTGCCCTTTTTATCCTCCTCTTCTCCAGGCCCTTCTCCGTTATTGAGAATCTTTTTACCAAATTCCCCAAACGGCGCCATTCGTGGAGAAAATACGAATTTGTATAGCCCACAACTGGCGCATGAATAGGTTTTCCCGCCGGGCCTTGACTTGCTTTTGACTTCATGGTCGCTGAAAAATCCCTTCACATTAACCTCCTATTCCTCTATTAACGCCACGATATGTTCCCAGTTATCTCCCTCAAATTTTACGGAACGATCCCCAATGCTGCAGGTTTGCGTATGCTTTATGATATCCTTGAGCATATTGGGATTGATCCCAAAGTCAAGCGGATCATCAGAATATTTGGTAGGGGATTGTTCCTCAAACCAGCCTGAATCGCCTCCAGCCTGTATTTTTACACGCTTTTCAGCAATCTTGACATTAACCAGTTCGTCCAAGGCATGATCACGCTTAGAAAATATCATCGCCCTATCAAGTACGTCCTCTAATGAACTGGGAAGTTTTACTTGTTTACCCTCTACATCAAGCAATCCAGTCACGTCAGGATAATTATCCCCTACCAGACGGCAGGAAAATATCGTTCCATCTTGAGTTTTGAAGTGCATCCAGCCATCACCCTCAGCGATATGGGTAAAATCATATCTTACCAATTCCTTGATCGATCTAGCCGGAATTAGAAAGGAGTTTACAGGGGATTTTTTAGTTGTGCATTTGGTTACCCGGTAATTATCACAGGATACAATATCCCCTGCTTTGCCCACATAGACGCAGGTTAGGACAGGCCTACTCATATCAGAGGAGCAAGAGAACATAGCGAATTTCATGGCGTTTTTCAAACCATCTGGCGCTTTTTTCCATTCGCCTGTTTCTCCAATTTCCTCTAATGGTAGTTTGATTTCTTCTTGCAAGGTTAACCCTGCTTTTGCCTTACCTGCCTTTAACTGAATTTCATTCTCCTTGATGGATAGGTCAATTTCATCTTTATTCAGTTTGGCAAGGAATTTATAAAGTTGTTCGGCTTTGACAGCCCCGGTCAAATCCAAATTTGGCACAGGGTGAGAAATACTGATTTCATCGTTGTAGGTAACAACCCTGCCATCCATGAAAGCAAAGCTAGTGCTTTGTTCTATCATTTCCTTGTTAGCAAGGCCTGGACGGACGATTTCCAGTGCTTTGATTAGCTCCTGCTTGTTGATTTTCATTGATTAACCTCCATTTATTTGCAATTGACTATAAAAAGTAGATATAATTTTTTCCCTTTCATTATTTACATCAAATCCTATTGTGGTTTTCAAATGCCGTCTAATAGTACGATTATCCCATCGGTTCTTGTTGGATTCAGATTCTTGTTTTTGCCAATTAGATTTTTTCATATAATAATTGTCAAAGAATAATAAAGCTAAGTACTTTAACGAAAGATAATCGTCGTGATGTAATATAACAAACAAAGGATTTAATGCTTTTAGTATATCAAAACCTGTTTCATCATTTACTGGTGCTTTCCAATAAAAACCTCTTTCTGGATATCTGATCTCTACATAACGGAAATAATCTGGTTTATCATCATGCCAAACAACGGCGTGATGTCCGAATTGTCTGGCTAATGTTTCAGTTTTGACATATCTCTCTGGCAAGGAGTTAAGAATCTTTCTTTCTACCGCCTGCCAATAATAATGACAATCCCCTATTTTTCTCATATGAAGCCCAGAGCCATTGAACAGTTTTTGAATGAAGCAAACATCCCGCATTCGATCTTGATGTGCCTTTTCTACATCGTCTTTCCTTTTCATTGATTAACCTCCATGTCTTTTTTCTAAATGGTAAAGTGGATATATATATATATATATCATAGTACGATAAAAGAATTTGTTGGGTTATTTTAAGCTCATTTGGTTCTGGAGCGGCGATGTATATTTTCACGCTTGATTACCTCAAGGACTTTATCGCATTCAAACAGTTGATTGCAAATATGATAATAACTGAGAAGTCTCCGGGAAATATCCAGCATTCCTCTCTCTCACTGTTTCATTCCCGGGTCCGGTTGTTGCCAGATATATTTTCATCATTCCGTCCTGTTTTTATGTACCGCAAAAATTGATGCTTCTTCTCGATGGTATGAAAATAACTAAGAAGCCTCTCTTTCTTGCCGATAGTTGATAAGGCCGTTCCTTGAGCGGGCTCAAGGAGCCATGTTGCCAGATATATTTTCATAATCCAAATCCCTGAATCTTATTTTTCTTCTTAAAAGGCCAGGGCCACTCCGACATACTCCGCTCCAAGTCCTGGAAATAAATGATATTCATTTCATCCCGGAGTTGGTATTTATTACAAATTCCGGGCTCCTCAATTACCTCCACCTCTCTCTTGGCTGTTTTATCCTTGGGCTTTTTGCTAGCCCATCGTTCATTTTCCTTGAGTTCATAATCAGCGGAAACAGTTTTGAAACTAGATTTACCGAGCTGATATCCCTTATAATGTATATAATCCAATACAAGTTGTTTTTGTTTAGGTGGTAGAGTATTTATGTGCTTTCCTGCTTCTTTCGACGCAGGGCTTCTACTAGATACAGCAATTTTCCAAGAATCTTCATCATAAACCCATTTGCCATCACGTTGTCTGGGTACATAGATAGAGCCCATACGACCTGTCACAACCCAACTTGTGCTGTCGACTGAATACCAAGGGTAACGCAACATTATTCGTAGAGACGTAACGGCAAATCCATGAACTTTTGTTTTCGGCATTCCATTACTTTTACAAATATAATTTCCAAAACACCGATCTAGCCACGGTTTTAATTTATCCCCAGTATTACCAGCAACCCCGATAGCGATGTAGTCGTAATTGTCTACATAATATTTAAGAAAATCTTCCTCGGGTTCTCCATAGTGAAATACTGGAATCGGGGTCAGTCCCGCGTCTTCCATGATTCTTTGGTTTTCAAGTGTTTTTTCAGCTGTTAGTCTGTTCGGTTGTTTTCCGCCTACACCAATAACATCAAGATTCGCATATACATTTATCACGTCCAAATGGTTCTTGATAAACTTTATATATTCCTGAATATCTATCTCAGCACCTTGAGTCCAAGCGGAAAAGGCGCCAGAATCCAGAAAAAGATCTACTTTGTTTTTCATAATCTCGCCCCTTATAGTTGATAATCTACCACCGTCATAAATATCAAAGAATGAATATAAACGACGCCCGGAGCCGTATTCTAATCTGATTTCATGCTTTTCAGGTCCTCCGGGAACTCCCGCAAATAGGATTTTAGCCATTCAAAAACCTCATGTTCAATTTGTTCTGGAAGAATATAATGGTATGAAAATAACCTGTGTTTATGAATTTTCTCATTTTTCCTTTCTCTCTATAACACCCACATTACCTGCTAGGTAAATTTTCATTTAATCAACTCCATCAATTCTTGCCTTGCTTCAGGTTTATCGTAAAAAACACCTTTTATACTAGATGTAACTGTTTGACAGTTAGATTGCTTTACTCCACGCATCATCATGCAATAATGTTGCCCATAAGCTATGCAAGCCGCCCCTTGACACCCTTTCAACGTCATAAGGTTTGTTGTAATATCTTCCATTAACTGTTCCTGTAAAACTGGTCTCTTGGATAATACCTCCACTAAACGAGATAATTTGGATATACCCAAGACCTCACCTTGTACAGAGGGTATGTAAGCTACTGAGATATTATAATGAACTGGCAGAAGATGGTGGGGACACATCGAAAAAGTCTCAATATGTTTAGCAACAATCATTTCATTATAATCACAAGGAAAAGCAGAATTTAAAATATCGTTAATTTTACGTTGGGTGTCTTTTACCCCGGCAAATATTTCTGAGTAAGCTCTTGCTATTCTTTTTGGTGTGTCCTTGAAATTTTCATCTGTTAAATCTAGTCCTAAATCATTTTGCATGCCTTTCAATATATAATGAACACCTTTCTCTATATTACTTATTCC